CTCACGGGTATTTCACCGCAGCCAGTTTGTCCTCCGAGTAGTACAGAGCTTAAAACCCCATCTTCGTTTATGCCAGTAGCCTGACATAAGATCCTATCGAGTTCTTGTTTTGTTTTTATTTTTTCCAAATTTCCGGACAACGCACTTTCATTTGTTGTTGTTTCATATCGCTGTACTCTTGCCTCTCGATAGTTGGGCAAGTACGCGTATATGCGTGCGTTAATCATTGCATCCTGCAATTTGTTGCGTAAGTCATTGTAATATTCCTCACCATGTGGATATGCTTGTCGTAGTGCTGTTAAGCAATTGACAACAGTATTTTCTTTTCTGTTACCAACCTTAGAAATCCAATTGATCTGATTTTCGATCGAATCCTTGTTAAGTGCTGCCATGTATTGACCATCCATGAACTTGAAGGAATGCTTCAAGAAGCTTGTTGAGGCTAAATCAGTGTATGCAACCACATTGTCAGACTTATCAACACTTGTGTATCGAATATTATATTTTGCGAAAAAATCACGCAAAGTTTCCACATTGAACCTATCAATTAAGTAATCAGAGACTCTCATCAGACCGTCATCACCATAAGTGATCATCTTGATCTGCTGTTAAAATCACATAATGAAATTCCCATCCCTAGCGCTCCAACTCGCATATAGATACAATGAATCAACGAATTCAACTCTACTGTAATCGCGCTCCCGGAAATAATCCCAGAACAGGTCTGATATACTTTATCGTATGCCAAATGTGGTGTGCATATTAAAGGCTGCAATATAGCCTCAAGAGTCGCACAAAACTCTATTGGTGCGCCATGATGTTTATACCATGATGATATTATTTGCAAACATTCGTCTGCTACAATGGCATTGGCGCCGGGTCCGAAATTAGAGAAGTCGCCAGCAACGATTTTCCCTTCCATTAACTTTCCCAATCGATCAAATTGCATCTCATTTGGGCCAGCAACACTGATACCAATTGCATGCTCACACTCCAAATTGTAGGCGTGATATGCGATGATAAATGGCATCATATATTTGCGAAGCAAAATTTGATAGTCCACAGGCAACGTAGATATTATACGTGTATGGCCTTCTTTAGCAATTTTTGTCAATGGTAATGTCTCGTCTTTTAAACAATCCGTTGCGATAATGAATGGTATGATGTCTTTTTTGAACTTCTTTTCCATTTCGTTGACACGAATCCGTAATTCCGGTGAAATCGTTTGCGTGTCGATGTCGATTAATCCTTTCTTTCCAGGTCCACAATTTTTCCATCCGTATCCACAGGAAGTAGTCATATCCATAGAGTTGACTATACCCGGTATACCAAAGACAGCTTCATCCGTTGTCATGAACCTCATGGTGCCTGTTGTTGTCCGTAAAATCGGCCTAGCTCGTTTTACTACTCGTAGCAAATCCGCAGCTGCTTCCTTAACATGATGTTTTGGAAAGTTGGTTGGTGGTCGCCCATGTTTTGCCACTCCCATGTACAACGGGGACCAAGTTGTTTGTTGTAATTGCGCAATTCCTGTAGTTAACGGGACACAACCAGCAATGGGACTCGCAACGATCTTAGTGGACTCACTCTGTTGATGTTTCTCAGCAGTGTGTCCTAAAGGAAGAACAGTTCCCTCAATCTTCTCGAAAGAGACATTGGGCTCTGCCAACTTCATACTCTCATAAGTAAATCGGTCCGTTTCGAAGTATTCA